GATGAATGCGCCCGCGTTCATCAATCCGTCCGCCGAACCGCTCAAGGCGTCGATGGACCTGCAAGCCAAGCTGGAGGACGACATCCGCAAGCTGATCCATCTGGCCGTGGCGGACACGGCAAACCGGGCCACGGCGGAATCGAAGTCGATGGACAACCAGGGCCTTGAAGCCGGTTTGTCTTATATCGGCCTGGTGCTGGAAGCAGCGGAGCGGCAGATCGCCGAGTTTTGGGCGGCTTACGAGGAACGGAGTCCTTCGCAACGGAACGTGGCCACGGTCAAGTATCCTGACCGCTACAGCCTCAAGACGGATTCCGACCGGATTGCGGAGGCCCAAAGCCTGGTCAAGCTGATGTACGCCGTGCCTGGCCAGAGGGTGAAGCGCGAGTTGGCGAAGAACATTGTGCTGGCTCTTTTGGGCGGCAAGATCGGCGTCGGTGACATCCAGGCCATCTTCGACGAGATTGACAAAGCCCCTTATGCCACCAGCGACCCCACCACCATCATTGCGGCGGTCGAGGCGGGCTTGTGCGGCGAGAAGACCGGCTCGATGGCCTTGGGCTTCAACGATGACGAGCACGTCCAGGCGGCTGCGGATCACGCCGCCAGGGCGATTCGGATTTTGCAGGCGCAGCAGAAGGGCGGTCAACTGGGTTCGCAGACCACCGGGTCCACCAGCCGTGATCCGGCCACCGAGAAGTTTGCTGGTTCGGAATCGACGGCCTTGAACGAGGTCGCTGGGAACATGAACAGCGACGCCGGGGCACGGGGCGTAGGCGATCTTTCGGCGAATCCCGGTGCTGGCAAGGAAGAGAAAGCGGCCAGCCGGGATACCACGTTGAGTGACAAGACGAAGCCACCGGTCCGCGGGCCAGGCAAGAACTCTCAACAGGAATCATAGCCATGTTGGAAATCAAAGAAACCTCGCCCACCAGCGAGTTGCAACACGGACACGTGGTGGTTGGTCCAACAGCGGTGCAGTTGACCATTTTGAATTCTCAACTGAATCGCGGCGTCTTGCTGCGTGCGCCGGGTGCTGGCGACCTTTATCCGAACACCGACATCATTTTCATCGGCCGCAGCACCGTGACGGCCGACGCAAACCCGGCTACGGGTGGGATGCCCCTTTTGCCGGGTGCCGTCCTCGAACTGCCAGTGGACGACGCTTCGCAGATTTATGCAGTCTCCCTGACTCCTGCACAAGACCTGGCGTGGATGGGGGTATAGTCATGTTCGTATACAGCACACCTACTGGCGCGAGCGGTCCGGAAGGGGCGACCGGTCCTTCCGGCGGCCCTACGGGTCCGAGTGGCGCGACAGGCGCTACTGGCCCTTCAGGGCGCATCGGACCGACTGGCGCGCAGGGTGCAACTGGCCCTGTTGGTGCTACGGGTGCTGTAGGAGCTACTGGTGCCGCTGGCTACACAGGTGCGAGCGGTCCCACAGGGCCTTCTGGACCCAGCGGGGCTACCGGCATCGGGGCTACCGGACCTGCTGGTGCGACTGGCCCTGCTGGCGCGACCGGGCCAACCGGCGTTGGCGCGACCGGGGCTACCGGTGCGACAGGCCCATCAGGTCCGATTGGTGAGACAGGCCCCGATGGTGCTACAGGACCCCAGGGTGTCGCCGGAGCAACGGGGCCCGATGGCGGCCCCACGGGACCGGTGGGCGCGACTGGGCCGCAAGGCGATGTTGGAGCAACGGGACCTACTGGGGCGACCGGGCCCATTGGCGTCGGAGCTACCGGCGCAGTGGGACCGACTGGCGTTACCGGAGCTACGGGACCTAGTGGTGCGACCGGACCTATTGGTGTCGGGGCTACCGGAGCTACGGGACCTAGCGGTGCGACCGGGCCTTTCGGCGTCGGGGCGACTGGCCCAACCGGACCTGTCGGTGATGTAGGAGACACAGGCCCTACAGGTGCGATCGGCCCAACGGGCGCGCGCGGCCCTGCGGGGTCAATTGGCGCGACAGGGCCCACTGGCGCGACTGGCCCGAGCAACGGCGTGCCCAATCCGTCCACTTTGGCGGACGGCGTGTACTCTTTGAGCGTCACCGGCGGCGTAGCAACCTGGACTCCTGCCAGCTAGTGTCACCGTGAGATGCAGGCACGTGCTTCCCACTTGAACAGCCACACGAGAACCCAATGCGATTTCACGTTGTCGCGCTGCCCCACACGCAAACGGCCATGAGCCATTCGGCCTGCGCCTTCACGATGAAGATTTTGCACTTCTGCCAGATGATGAGCAGCCTTGGACACGAGGTGTACCATTACGGCGTGGAAGGGAGCGAGGTCCAGGATTGTTGCATCGAAGACGTGACCATCCTCTCCAAGGCCGAGCAGGGAGGTTTTTTCGGCGCGTATGATCCCAACGCCCTCTACGAAGTCGATTGGAGCGGCCGGGCACCCTACTGGCAGTTGACCAATGAGCGGGCAGCGGCCGAGATCAACAAGCGGAAGCGGCCGGGCGACTTCGTGTGCCTCATCATGGGCACCATCAACATCCCTCTGGCGAACGCCGTGGGCACGGACGTGATGGTGGTGGAGTACGGCATCGGCTACAACGGCACCTTCGCCAAGTACCGCGTGTTCGAGTCCTACGCCCACATGCACAAGATTTGGGGAGCCGAGGGCGGCTTCAACCCGGACGGCCGCTTTTACGACACCGTGATTCCCAACTACCTGAACCCGGCGGACTACCCGCAGGCGTCAGGCGTCAAGGGAGACTACTACCTTTACCTCGGCCGGCTGATCCAGCGGAAGGGCATCCACATCGCGGTCGAGACCTGCAAGCGGCTGGGAGCCAAGCTGAAGATCGCCGGGCAGGGATGCGTCAAGGTGGAAGGGAACCGCATTTTCTGTAAAGACGGCGAGGTCTACGAAGGCGACAACTTGGAGTACGTGGGCTTCGCCACGGGCAACAAGCGGGCCCTGCTTTACCAACAAGCGATCGCCACCTTTGTCCCTACGACATATATCGAGCCCTTCGGCGCGGTAGCGATCGAGAGTCAGATGGCGGGGACGCCGGCCATCACCACCGACTTCGGGGCTTTTCCCGAGACCGTAGAGCACGGCAAAACGGGCTTCCGCTGCCGCACACTCAACGAGTTTGTGCAGGCGGCCAAGCACGCACCGTCGCTGGACCCGCAGTACATCCACGATCACGCGGTAGCCCGCTACGCGATGGACAAGGTGAAGTGGAGCTACGAGACCTACTTCAGGCAGTTGCAGGACTTGTGGGGTGAGGGCTGGTATGCAGTCCACTCCGCGCCAGACGCACGGTGGTTGAACGGCGATTAGAGGCAGCAGGCATTGGGAGGCAAAGCATGGCCATTGACGCCGATTACTACGGTGATCTCAGCGACGCCGAAGCCTATTTCGCCGGCCGCCTGCACTCGCGAGCCTGGAACGACGCCGACGATGCCGACAAGCCGAAAGCCTTGTTGATGGCCCGGCGGCTGATCGACAACCTGAATTTCAAAGGCTGCAAACACGCCGTCTGGTTGTTCAAGCAGAACACCCCGCCGCCGTGGCGCAACCCGTATACCGAAATGTACAAGCGGGAGGCGGAAAGGATATACCGCGCGGAGGAGCGTGCGGCCGAGGCGAGTCAGCCGTTGGAGTTTCCCCGCGGCGCGGACACGACGGTGCCGGATGCGATCTGCCAGGCCCAATACGAGTTGGCCTACAGCCTCTTGGACGGCATCGACCCGCAGATGGAACTGGAAAACCTCTCCGTCACGGCCCAAGGCTATGCCGAGGTGCGCACGCACTTCGAGCGGAACATGGTGCCGATCGAACACATCATCAATCTCGTGCCGAATCCCTTGGCCTGGTCGCTGCTGAAGCCGTTTCTGCGCGACGATCAGGCGGTTCGGCTGTCACGAGTTTCGTAGCCCGGCGTCTGCCGGGCTCCATTGCTGGGCCAACGCGGCGGCCCGTTTCAAGGCCGTGGCTTCGAGACACCAAGGCGGACCACGACGCTTGGAGTCTGCACCTTCATCGTGGGTGTGGGAATCGTGTGATGCAGAATCTCTATTTGTCGCAAGCGGTGTTGGCTTCTTACGAGGGCGAGGGCGGTGCGGGTGCCGGCGTAGGCTCGGGTGCCGCTGGAGGCGCGGGCGTCGGTGATGCCGGCGCGGGCGCTGGTGCGGGTGCTGGTGTTGGCGCTGGCGCTGGCACGAACGCAGGTGCCGGAGCGGCCGATGCCCGTTTCACGCAGGATGACTTGAATCGCATCCTCGCCGAGGACAAGCGAAAGCACCAACAGCAGTTGCAGCGGGTCGAGAAGATGCTGGAGGAGGTGTCGGCGTCCAAGAACCTTACCCTCCAAGAGCGTGAGCAGATGGCCCAGCAGTTGGAAGACCTGCGGAAGGAGACGCGGACGAAGGAACAGCAACAGGCTCACGAGAAGAAGCAACTGGAAGAGCAGTATCAGAAGAATCTGACGGACGAAAAGAAGGCCCGCGAGGTGTGGGAAATCCGCTACCGTGGCGAAACGGTGGAGCGGGCCTTGATGGATGCCGCCGTCAGCGGTGATGCGTTCAACACCAACACGGTCATGTCCGTGTTGCGTCCCATGACTCGCTTGACCGAAATCACGGACGAAAAGACGGGCAAGGGAGCGGGGAAATTCAAGGTCGTGGTGGACTTCCCGGACACCGATCCCAATACCGGCGAGCCGACAGTGACCTTGCACACGCCCGAGAGCGCTGTGAAGCGGATGAAAGAGTTGCCGCAAGTCTACGGCAACCTCTTCAAGTCCGGAGTCGTCAGCGGCATCGGGTCGAGTGCGGCAACCGGCGGCCTGGCGTCGGGCAGCGGCGGCAAACTTGATCCACGGAGGCTGACTCAACAGCAATACATGGAAATCCGCGAGAAGAACCCTGAACTTCTCGGGCTGCGTGCCCCCAAAAAGGGCAAGTTGAGCCGCTAGTAGTTTTCTTCATCAGGGGTTCGTCGTCAAGAAGCCGCATGTCGCGGCTTTTTGTGTTTCTTGAACTGACAACTACGGAGCAAAACGATGAATCCGTTGTACCTCTCTCGCGCCGTCGTGGCGTGCTTCGACAACGACAACAGCGCCTTCATTCCGGAACTGTGGGCCGCGGAAGGCTTGGCGATCCTCCAGGAAAACATGGTCATCGCCAACCTCGTCCACCGCGACTTCGAGAACGAAATCCGCCAGTTCGGCGACGTGGTGAACACCCGCCGGCCGGGCACGTTCCAGATTCGCCGCAAGGCGGACGGCGACGTTCTCCAGAACCAGGACGCCACGGCCACCAACGTCCAGGTGCCGTTGAACCAGTGGTTCTACACCAGCTTCACCATCAAGGATGGCGAGGCCAGCAAGTCGTTCCAAGACCTGGTGGACATCTACCTCCGGCCGGGCATGATGACCATCGCCCGCTCGGTGGACCGCGCCGTCTTGGGCCGCATCCCCGCCTTCCTCGGCGGCCCGAGCAATCGCGTCGGCCGCCTGGGCAACCTCTCCGCGGCCAACAGCAAGGACTTCGTGCTGGAGGCCCGCGAGCAACTGAACGTCCAGAAGGCCCCGCTGGAGGGGCGCAACCTGGTGCTCGCCCCGGTGAGCGAGACCGCGCTGTTGAAGAACGAACTGTTCATCGCCGCCCAGATGCGCGGCGACTTCGGCACGGCGTTGGAAAGCGCCACCCTGGGACGGATTCTCGGGTTCGACACCTACATGGACCAGAACGTGAACAGCGTCTACGTCGCCAACTGCGACGCGGACACCACGGGCACGGTCACCAACGCCCTGGCCGCGGGATTGGGCGGGTCGCAAGCCGTCACCCTGGCCGACCGCGCCGTGAGCGTCGGCGAATTCGCCGTCGTGGCCGGCAACGACCAGCCGACCTACATCACCGCCGCGACCACCGGCAGCGGTGCCACCACGGCCATCACCTTGAACGAGGTGAACAAGTATGCCACGGCCGGTTCTGCCGCGCTGACGGTTTACCGGTCGTGCGCGGCGAGCGCGACCTATCCCGCAGGCTACGTGGAAGGGATGGTCCTGACCGGTTGGAACACCGCGCCGCAAATCGGGCAGATGGTCGCTTTCGGCACCGGTTCGGGCCGCGTGACCTACACCGTGATCGAGTCCTACCTGTCGAGCGCTGGCCAGCAGACGGTCTACCTGGATCGGCCGCTGGAGCAGACGGTCAACAGCGCCGATCTGTGCTTCCCCGGCCCGGCCGGCGCGCTCAACATGGCCTTCCACCGGAACGCCATCGCCCTGGTGACTCGGCCGCTGGCCATCCCCAACAACGCGATGGGCGTACTGTCGCACGTCGGTGTCTACAACGACATCGCCATGCGGGTTTCGATGCAGTACAGCATCGCCAACGGCGGCACGGTGGTCAACCTGGACATCCTCGCGGGTGTCGCGGTCTTGGACACCAACCTCTGCGTCGTGCTCCAGGGCTGACGTAAGGCTGTATCAAGGCACCAATCCACCCGGCCCGGAGCGATCCGGGCCGGGTGGCCCTTTTCTTTCCCTGATGGAGACCCCGCGATGGATGCGTCCAATCTGTTGGTGTTGCTCAAGCAGTACGGGCCGCTGGCGCTGGTGGTCGCGTATTTTCTCTGGCAGAACTGGCTCCGCGAACTGCGGATGAGCGACCGCATCACGAAGCTGGAAGACGAGCAGCGCGAGGTGTTATTGCCGCTGGTCGAGCGATTATGTGGTGGACCACATAATGTGTAGGGTTTTATCGCGTCGTCGCGCAGCGATGACCGATAAAACCCCATTGAACTGAGCCGCGGAGCGTGAGGGGGCTGAGATCTTCTTCTCTTGCAGATTGGATCACAAGGGAGCAAGAGTCGAGTGTTGCTCAGAGGGCGGTGTGGAGGCGGACGTGAGCTGGGAAGGGCAGGAAACGGGAAAGCCGAGGAATTGTGACCAGAGCCGGAGTGTCTGGGAACGGGATTGCCATGGGGCGAACCCGTCGGTGGGCGCAGAGCATCTCCACAGGCAGAGCGGAGAGCTTGCGATCGCGATAGGGAAGGCTGTGGTCTGAATCATCATGACGTTGGAATTCAGGAGGTATCCCATGGCGGAAGGTGCCTCGGATGCGGTGAATCTGTGGCCTGCGGTGATGAGGATCGCACGGGGGGAAGGGTTTCGCAGTGCAGATCCTTGCCGCAGCAAGGACACCGTGCAATGTCGATCCCGAGGAGGACTCGCATCCAGTCGGCGGCTGACTGGGGCGGGTCGTCTGTCGCTTTCGGCCGAGCCCCCAGCAATTGGCGGCAGTGTGTCAAGAGCGGGCCTTTGACGCAGTTGGCCAGCAAGCCGTAATGCCGGATGCGAAGGAAGCGGTCCGGCAGGACGTGTTGGAGAAAGCGGTGGAGGAATTCCTCGGCGGGCAGGATATCCGTTTTGAGCCGGTCCCCGTCGCGGCGGTCGCGATAGCGATATTGCACTTGGCCGTCCTTGCAAGCGAGGATGCGGTGGTTACTGATCGCGACACGATGCGTGTAGCGTCCCAGGTAATCCAGGAGCTTGCGTGGCCCGGCAAAGGGAGCCTGCGAATACACCACCCACGGTTTCTTTCGGCAGTGCCGCAGCCAACGGCGGCGGGCGGTAGCCTCGGCCAGTTCGGCCAACTGAGGCGGCAATTCCAATTGGTCGCGTTCCAACAGTTCGGCCAAGCCATCCAGATACTTGGCACGGAACATCTTGCTCAGCCCACACACCGGAAACAGGAATTGCCGCCCCCCGGCGATCCACCGTGAACCGTCGTCGGCCAGCGCGCCGGAAGCAATCAGGCCATGGAGGTGATAGTGGGCCCGCAACTGTTGATCCCACGTATGCAGCACGAGCGTGAATCCGACCTTGCCGCCGAACTCGGTGCGGCCGAACTCCAGGAGGGTCTGGGCCGCCGCATCGAACAACAGGCCCAATAGCGATCGCTGGTTGCGCTCGCTCCAGAGGATCAGTGGATTCAACTCGTGCGGCAGAGTGAACACGTTGTGAAAGTACGGCACCGGCAAGAGTTCTTCCTGGCGGGCTGTCACCCAGGCGGCCGTGGCTATGGTCTGGCACTTCGGGCAATGACGGTTGCGGCAACTATGGTAGGTGTACCGCTCGAAACCGCAAGACGGGCACCAATGGCGATGGCCACCCAAGGCGGCGGTCCGGCAATGGGTAATCGCCCATGCCGCCTTGCGTTGCGACGGTGTCAGGTGATGCGTCTCTTGGTATGCCTGACCGTACTGCCGAAAGATGTCGGCCAGTTCGCAGGAAGCAGTTTCCACCGGCACCGCACCGCAGGGCGCGGCATCGGACATAGCGATTACTCCGCAATGCCGGAGCCCTTGGGCACCCCAGCGTCGGAACCCTTGGGTGTCGGAACGGGGGGTTCCTCGGGCACGAGAACATCGAAGTCCTTGGAGACCGGAACGCCGGAATCCTGGGGCACCACGCAGTCGGAGTCCTGGGGCAGACGCAGCAGATCGAGGGGGCTGTGGACACCGTCAAGATGTTGACTGGTCACGTGCAAGTACTTCGCTGTGCTGTTCAGGCTGGCGTGGCCCATCAGACGCTGGATCGTCGGCAACGGCACGCCCGCTTCCATCAGGTGCGTGGCGAAAGAATGTCGCAGGCAATGGATACCATGGCCATGCACAATCCCCGCCCGCTCTTTGGCCGCGTAGAAAATCCTTTTCGCTGCGTCCGCCGACAGCGATCCCTTACCGTTTGCGCCCGGGAACAGCCACCCTTGCTGCGGTCGGTACTGACGCCAGTAGGCCCGCAGTTCCTCCAGCAGTCGGGCCGAAAGCAACGTGTATCGATCCTTGTGCCCCTTGCCCTGGTTGACTCGAATCAGCATCCGCTCGGAATGAATGTCCTGGGGCCGCAGTTGCACCACCTCGGACACGCGCAACCCGCCGCCGTAAACGGTCATCAGCAGGACGCGGTGCTTGAGATTGTTGGTAACCTCGAACAGTTTGGCGATCTCGTTGCGGCTGAGCGGTTCCGGCAACCGGCCGGAACGCTTGGCCGGAACGCGAAGAGAGAATTCTTCCTGCCCCAAGACATGGTGGTAGAAGAATTGGATGCCTGCCAGCTTCTGATTGCAAGTGCTGTAGGCCACCTTCCGCACGGTGATCAGATGATGGAGAAAGTCGCGGATTTCATCGACCGCGATTCCATCAGGCGAACGCCCATAGTGTTGTGCCAACTGCGCGACCGCAGTGACGTACGCCTCGATGGTGTTGGGAGACTTGCGGTGCAGTTCGAGTTCGTGGATCATTCGTTGACGCAGGGGAGTCATGTCGACAGCTCCTTGGGGAAAACGTTGGAAACGGAGATTCGGAACACAACCTCCAGTTTCCTCCCCCCAGTTGCTGCCGACACCCCTACGCACGAAAAAGCCCGACCGAAGCCGGGACAATATCCTCTACCGTGACCCACTGCCTGCCGCGGAGCGGCTTAGTTCAAGTGCTCTTCTGTGGCGCAGTCAGTTATGTGGCGTCCAGCACGCTTCCTCCGTGATTTCTGGACTCGTTGCTGTGCTGGACGCCACATAATCTTTGCCCTACAAGGTTCGCAGGAATTCCATGAGCCCTGGATTCTTGCGCCACGGCTTCTTCGTCTTGCCGCCCTTGATGTCGCACTTCACAAGCGCCTTGGCCTTCATCTCCAGATCGACCTCGGCATACACATTGGTCGTGCTGATGGATACATGGCCCAACCAGGCGCGAATGGTGTTGATGTCCACCCTGGCTCGAAGCAAGTGGGTTGCGGTCGTGTGACGGATCGTGTGGGGACTCACACGCTTCTTCGCCACGGACGGCAGTGTCGCTGCCGTGCGGGCAGCGTGGCGTTCGACCAGCGCATGGACCCCGAATCGCGTGAGCGGTTGCCCGCGGCGGTTGAGAAAGACATGCTCCGATGCCGCTCGACGGTCAAGGAGTGGTCGTAATTCGTCAACTGTCCGCGGCCACAACGGACAGCGGCGGCGCTTGTTTCCCTTGCCGCGCAGCACGACGGCCGAGCCGTCGCGGCTGGATGCCGCACCGAGTTCGAGATCGCCGATCCGCACCTGGGCTACCTCGTCGGCCCGAGCGCCGGTGTTGTACAGAAACAGAAGCACCGCGTAGTCCCGACGGCCTTGGGGAGTGCGTTGGTTGGGTGCTTTCAGCAACGCATCCAGTTCGTCCTTCTCCAAGTATCCGATCAGCGGGCGCGCGACTTTCTTCGACGCGATGGTCTGAATTTGACCGGACCATTCCAGGTGTTCCGGGCTGTACCGACCGATGAATCGCGCCAAGGAATGGATCGCCGCGAGGCGCTGATTTCGCGTGGCGATCCCGCAGCCGCGAGTTTTCTCCAAATCTTGAAGGAAAGCGCGGGTGCGCGCCGGCGAAACGTCCTCCACCCGAAGCGCTTCGATCCGTCGATGGGCGGCGCGAGCTATGAACGGCAGAAATTGCTGCAACGTATCCCGATAGCTCGCCTGCGTGTTGCGGGCGAGATTCCGCTCCGCAACGAGGTACTCCAACAAGAACCGGCGGACCCAAGGGCTAAGCAAGTCGGTGTTAGTCATGGCGTCCCTCCTTCCCGGCGTAGCGCTCGAAGCGCTGGCTGGCTTCACGAAGAAGCTCGGGCGTCATGCTCAGGTACACTTGCGTGTCCTGCAAATGGGCGTGGCCCAGATAGACCGACAATTGGTGCAGGAGTCGCTGTACGTCGGCACCCTGCTTGTACCAGGAGGTGAGACGGTGAACGGCGAACGCATGGCGCAGGTCGTGAATCCGCGGTTGTTGGCGTGCGTCAGTCCGGCGGATGCCCGCGCGATCACACGTAACGCGGAAGTTCCTGTCGAGCAGCCTCATGCCGATGAGGCCGCCCTTTGCGGTTACGAAAAAGGGGGCGTCGGCAGGCCGTCCCTTCGGCCGAGTGCGGTCGTACTGAACCAAGACCCGGTTCAGTTGCGATCCCACGGGAACCAGTCGTGTCTTGCCGAACTTCGTGTTCCGAATCGTCAGGATGGACTTGCTCAAATCCACGTCGGCGCGCGTGAGCTGTGTCGCCTCCCGCAGGCGCAAGCCGGCTCCATAGTAGACCAGAATCAGCACGCGAAACGTTGCCGGCTCCAAGACGGTGTTGCCATGCGGGTGAGGCTCAATCGCTTGAATAAGGCGGCGGACTTCTTCCTGCGTGTAGACGTAGGGAACGAATGCCGGCGGGCACTTCGGCATGACGGTCGGAAGAGGGGCTGTGGTGATGTAGCCACGGCTCACGGCGTATTGGAAGAAGCCCCGCAGGCGGCTCAACTTGCTGAACCAGGTTTCGGTTACGGGCCTGGCTTTGCCCAGAAAAGCATCCACGTGCTCCGTGCGAATACCGGCAATGGTGGCTCGTGCGCCACGGGCACGGCCCAAGGCCCGGAGATGTTTTGCATCCGTGGTGAATGGCGATCCAAGCGACTGGCGCAAGGAAATGTACTGTTCGATCAGACGTTGGAGGTTCATAGGACACCTCCCATGTCGAAATCGGCCACTTCCCGGAGGCCGGGAAGATCGACTTTGGCATAAATCCGTGTGCTTTCGGGGTTCGTGTGTCCCAGTTGATCGCCAATCTCCTTCAGCGACAGGCCAGCGGCCAGCAATTGCGTGGCGCAGGCATGACGCAGGGCATGAGGACCGTAGTGTGGAAGTGAGACGTGTAGGGATCGCAACCACTTGCTGACCACATCCGAAAGCGAACTCTGCTTAATCGGGCGGAGAGGAGCCCTCAGCGATAAAAACAATTCCCGATGCGCGGATCGCGGTCGCGCCTCTTGCAGATAACGCAGGATTGCATCCCCGACAGACCGCGTTAGCGGATAGGTTCGGACCCGCCCCGACTTGGAAGATACGACACGGAACACTTCATGCTCCCAGTCGAAATCTTCAAGCCGCAGGCGGTTCACCTCCCCAGCCCGGAGACCGTAAATGGCGAGTAGCATCAGCATTGCTCGGGCACGGATGCTGTGCGGCTGGTCGCCTTCGGTCATGGCGAGCAACCGCCGCACATCGTCCCACGACGGTCCCAGTGGCAACGATGCCTGCGAGTAGACCCGCGGAGCGCAAATGGATGCCGCCAATCCCTTGCGGCACCAACCGCGTGCTTCCGCAAAACGAAAGAAAGCCCGCAGTGTGCCGGCAGCGGTCTGAACCGTATTTCGTGAATAGCCTCCGGGGGCGAGCATCTTCTGAAACGCCGTGTCGATCCGATGAGGAGTGATCGCGTGCAGAGAACCACCTTGGACACGCAGTTGCTTGAAAAACTGCCCCACCCGCGAGCAACGGCTGCAAATGGTCGCGGGCGACAGTTCCGCTTCATGCTCCATGTAATCAGCGAACGCTTTGATCTTCTTCGCCCAGGGCGTCAGCGGGGCGGGGCGCTGTTGCAGACGCCCCATGAATTGGAGCCATCGGACGGCAAGTCGATAGAGCCAGCGCCGCTTGGCCGTCTTGCGCTTGACTTCGTTGGGAGTCAGGGCCTTTCGAGGTCGGCTGGTCAATCCACGCATCTGTGCAATTGCGAGCAGCCCCTGCGCCGTCACCCGCAAACCCTTCCGGGTGTAGCCCTGGTCCGCGAGATGTGCCAGGAAGGCAAGGCGTTCTTCCAACATCGGGCCTTTGCGGTAGCGCGCCACAACACCGGGAACCTTGAAAATCTGATCGAACATAGTCGAACCTCCGGGGAGAAAGGGGAAACGAAATACTCTCCCCATAGCGTAACACCAAAATTATGTGGCGCAGAAAATCGGCGAAACGCTGAAATACCGAGGAAGGAACGAGCTAGGCCACATAACTGGCTGCGCCACAGAAGAGCACTGCACCGACGTAATCACGCTCAATACGAGCATGATGGAGCGTTTGGAGAAGTCGCTGAGCGAGCGTTCCGACTGCCCTCTGCGAAACAACAAGTGCCCTTAGGGATAGCGCCATGCACCAGGCCAACCCGATCCACAACCGTTTCATGCGGTTGTCCATGTACATCCACGAGCGTCAGCACGGCGTGACGCTGGTTGTCCGCCGCAAGCTGGCGGTCGTTTCCAGCACAGAGACGGGCCAGACGACGTGGACGATTACGCAGTGGAAGATACCGCGGGTGGTGGTGCTTCCCGAGAAGCGTCAACGCGAGGTGCGCCAGAACGCCGGGGCGATGGCAGCCAACCGGGCGATCATACAGGGCTCCTCTTTTGACACCGGCGGCCGACACTTTTTGTTCGATCGCTCGGAAGTTCCCCGTGAGTTGGTGCTGCAAAAGGACGACTGGATCGTCTTCAACAACAAGCACTATGACATCGAAAGCGTCACGGACTACGAGTACGGCAGGGCTTGGTTGGTGATTGCCAAGGAACTGGAGGGGCGCGTGGAAGTCTGCGATATGCGGACGATACGAGTCGCGACTTCCGATCAGCTTACGCTTGCAGACAACCTCACAAATCCATAGGTGCTCACATGGCGGCTGATCCCAATTGGGCACGGTGGGCATTTGCGTCCGTGGCGACGGCGATGAAACAACTCGCTGTGGCGGCCCCCATTCCGGCCTTGGTGGAGGGCCTGGATGAACGGACGACCGCTTACATGCAGTCACCCGAGCGGGTCGAGATTCGCATTTCCGGCCCCTTCACGCGGCGACTGAGCATGGAGAAACAGTGCGATTACCACGAACTGGCCGTTGACATCAATCTGCTCTTCACGAGCCGCTACGAGATCAACGCCAACCAGTACGACATCCTCAAGACGGTCGGGCAGTTCCACACGGCATTGGACAGTCCAATTGCCATGCTGCGGCTCGGTGACCAGCCAGGCGACGACGGCAGCCTTGTGGGCTGCTTGCTGCCTCGCACGGGACGTAACGATGCAGTGCGTGTTTTTCACTTTGGGCAAACCGATCAGACGGACCGGCAGAAGCAGGTGATGATCGACGCCCGCTACGTTGCCTACATACCTTGACAGGCAGCCAACAGGAGATCAACAGCTATGGCCAGAATCGAGCTGAAATTCTGCACCATCCGTTTCCAGGATGGCTTGAATGGGACGGCGCTCGGTCCGGTAACCGTGCCGATCGCCGGCGCGACCAGTCTTACCGCCATCTCTTCGGTAGCGCTCAACAGCCTCAACCCGCAGGTGGTTCCGGTGGGCGCTCGCTTCCGTATCGCCGGCGAGACGGTGCCGATCGACCACACGGTCACGGTTCGCGTGCAAGGCTCGGGCAGCGGCGGGGCGAACGAGACGCAGACGGTGGCGGTGACCAATGCCACGGGCGGCACGTTCAAGCTGCTGTGGGGAGGGGCGGAGTCGGTCGAGATTGCCTACAATGCCGATGCAACGGCGGTCGCGGCGGCATTGCTGCCGCTGGTGGGTGCTTCGGCGAATGTCAGCGTGACGGGGACGCTTGGTTCCTGGACGGTGGTGTTCCAAGGGACGCTGGGCAATGCGCCGCAGGCCATTCTGACGGCGGACATCTCGGAGTTGATTGGCGCTGGTGCCTATGTCGCCATTGCGGAAACGGTGCTCGGCACCGTGCCGACCGGCGGCAATGTGACCACGGCCATCACTTTCACGCCCGCCCTTGGCGCAGGCACGTACCTTACCCTTGCCGCCCTGACTTTCAAACCGCAGCAGATATACGTCAAGATCGGTGAGGGGAACCTGACCTACACCGAGCACCGGGACTACGCCTACCTGCTCGACCGCGGACTCTTGGACACGGTACGCGAGCCGAAGGACGTGCCGATGGACGTGAAGCTGGACGCTGTGTACGAGCACATCACCAGCGGCACCAGCGATGCCGTTTGTCCGATGGACGCCCTGAAAGGCATGAACAGCGCTGTTGAGTGGGTCAGTTCGGCACCCGACCAGTGCGAACCGTACTCCATCGACATCTTGGTGGAGTACGATCCGCCGTGCGCCCCGGTCAATCGGGAGGCGACCGTGTTCCCGATGTTCCGCGCCGAGACCCGCGAGATCAACTACAGCGCGGCAACCATCGTGCTCTCCGGCAAGTGCAATGTCAAGGAGCCGAACGTCTACCGCGGCACGGACGTTGACAACTTGTAACGACTCCCCGGTCCTTTATTGAGCCTTGTGCTGCCAATGTTCACGCCGAGCGGCCAAATGGCCACGAAGCGGAATCATTGGCGGCGTCGGCATCAAGAAGGCCGGTTACGCTAGCCGCCAGGCTAGCCGGCAGCGCCGGCAGATTACCGGCGCTGCCGTTCTTTCTTTTCCTGTTATCGAGGGAGAAACCTAATGAAGATCGGCGGTATCGATCCCACCAGCCTGCCTACTGAAGTGTTCCTGGTCCTGCCTCGCGGCGACCAACAGATCGTGTTCCGCGCGGGCCCCGTGTCGAGCATGGAGGAGTTCGAGGCCCTGTGCCCGCGGCCGACCCCGCCGGGGAAAATGACCCGCGACGGCTGGGTGCCCTTGGCGGACGACCCGACCTACCAACAGGTCATTGCCGAGTGGGGCCAGAAGCGGCTCGGCTACATGGTGGCAAAGTCGCTGGAGCCCAGTCAAGTCGAATGGGATACGGTCAACCTAGCCGATCCCAGCACGTGGAAGAACTGGTCCACGGACCTCCGCGGCGGCGGACTGAGCGACATCGAGTGCCAGCGGGTGATGAACCTGGTGCTGGAGGCCAACTGCCTGGACGACGCCAAGTTGAAGAAGGCCCGCGAGGTTTTTCTTGCTGGGGAGGCAACGAGAGCCGCATCCTCTGGCCTCCCCACCGCACCGCCGAATACTCCGTCTGGTGCGCCTGCGAGCGCGTAGGCGTCCTGCCACCCGGCGTCAGGCCCGCATGGGACGATTGCAGCGTGCAGACGCAAGCCCTGCTTGTGGCCTTCGAGCAGACGCGGGCTTACGACGATTCCGAGCGGGAGGCTCGCCTGCTGGGGGCAAGGATGCCCGGTGCGGCCTGATGCGGAGGTCCTTGACCATGAGATTCACCGGCACACTCCGCGCGCCTCGCATTGACTTGGATAAGTACCGCCGGATGTTGGACAAGTACCTGCGGGAGGCCATCGCCCAGGCGCTCACGGAGTGGTTGGAAGCGACCGTGATGGCGGAAGTGCCGGTGTGGAGCGGTGCATCACGGGCCACGTTCCTGGCGCTGGCCCGCAACATCGAGTACAACATCCCGATTTTTCCCGTGGCCCCCAGCCGCATCAGTCGTGGTGTGTCGGAAAGCAGCGGTTCTCTGGAAGCCGACGAGATGAAGGGGCGCTACGTCTTCACGTACCAGACGACCCTTCCGTGGCTGATTATCAACGAGTATTTCGACGCCACGCAATGGGGATTCCATCTCAGGAAGCCCGGTCCCTATGACTTTCAGAAAAAGGGGGAGGCGGCGTTCCGCAAGGCTGCGGTGGCGGTGCGATTACCCAATCCGTTTGAGTGTCTGAAGTCCGTGAAGATCAAGGTGTAGGTCATGGCCGATGAAATCATCCAACAGTTGGGATTCGATGCCTCGGCCGCCCTGGACGCCTTGGCGAGGATGGATAGTGCCTTCGGTGGCTTTGAGGCCAGTTTGGGTTCCCTGGGCGAGGCGATGGCGACCTGGAATGCCAAGGCCGGCGAGACCGTGCAAGTCCTGAAGGACATAGCCTCGAATGCCACCCTGGCCGCCGCCGCAATGGCCAAGCTGGCATCGGCCTTCGGCGCGCAGCAGGCTGCCCACGGGCCTGCCCACGGCCCTGGGCAAGCGCCCGGTCAGCCGACCACGCAGGTCACCCCCGCGAAAGTGCCGAAGGTCACGCCGCAGATCGACAAGGGTCCGATCGAAGAAGCCGACAAAGCGGCGGCAAAGTTCATCGTGTCCTGGGAGACCCTCAGCCGGGTCGTGATGACGCAGGCCATTGTACGGGCGCTGAGCGCCCTGCGCGACGCGATGTCGGAGGCGTTCAATTCCAACCTGGAGTTTATGACCCGCGTGGCCGAGATTCAATCCGTCGCGCCCGGCGTCAACAGCAGCTTGGATTCGATCTCGCAGCACTTGGCCGAGTTGTCCCGCGAGTTCAACATCCCCCTGGCCCAGGCCGCCGAGGCGCAGTACCAGGCGATCTCGAACCAATTTACGAGCACCGCGCAGCAGACGGAGGTGTTGACGGCGGCCTTCAAGCTCTCCAAGGTGGCCGTGATGGACGCCGGAGCGGCGGTGAACCTGGTCGCCGGCACGTTGAACGCCTACCGCATGAGTTCCAGCCAGGCCGAGGAGGTGGCGGCGAAGTTCTTCGGCGCGATCCAGGTCGGCCGCGTGCGGGGTGAGGAATTGGCCTCGGTGCTCGGCCGCGTGACGGCCGTGTCGTCGGAACTTGGCGTGGGGCTGGATGAACTGAGCGCCATGATGGTCACGTTGACGATCTCGGGCGTCAAGCCGGCCGAGGCCGCCACGGCGCTGCGCTCGGCGATGATGGCCCTTATCAAACCCTCGCAGGATTTGCAGAAGGAACTGCGCAGCGAGGGCTTCGAGTCCGGTGCGCAGATGGTTGCGGCCTTGGGCCTGGAAGGGGCATTGGTCAGGCTGCGCGACAGTACGGACGGGAACCTGGCCGCCTTCGCCAAGTTGATCCCCAACGTGCGGGCCATCAGCGGTGCCCTGCGCGAGACGGATGACGATGGAAAGCGGACGGCGGGCTCCCTCCAACATCTCCATGAGACGACGGTTGCCGCCTTCAACGAGAAGTACAAGCTGTTCATCGAAAGCGATGCGCAGAAGACGCTCGCGGAGATGAACAAGCTGAAGACCTTCCTGACGACGGACTTAGGTGCCGCGCTGGTCGAGGCAGCCAGCAAGTCCTTGGGTTTTGTCGGCGGTGCGGATGCCATCGGTGCGGCCGTCAAGGCGTTGATACCTGTCCTGGGTGTGGCCGTGACCGCCTTCACCGGTTTCGCCGTGCAAACGGGCGCAGTGGCAACCAGCGCGCGGCTGGCGGCCTTGGGGCTTGGCCCCTTGGGACTTGCCATCAATGGTTTGCTGGTGGGCTTGACGGCCTATGCCGCATTTAACTTCGCCGACACCCGGATCATTCAGGGCATCCGGCAGGTGGAGGAGGAGTTCAACCGGGTCGAAAAGACACGGCTGGCCGCGGTTGCCGCCACCAACCAGCAGCGGATTGAGGAGGAGGACCGCGCCAATCAAGCCGTCGTCCAGCGGGCAAACCAGGCCGTAGCCGAGCAGCGCAAAGCCTACTTCGCAGTGGTGGATGAAACCAAGTCGGACAATCAACGTCTGACGCAGGACTCCCATTCCACGATGAACAAGATCGTGGAAGAGGCGGAAAAGGAGGTCCACTTCCTGCGAAATCTTGCCACGGAGGCAGACCGTGCCATCACGGATTCGCTGAAGCACAGCAAGGAAATCGCGGGCACCCTGGCCGACACGCGGTTCCGCTTCACCGAAAGCCACGAAAAGAGCGGCTGGGAGCAGCAGGAAGACTTTGCCAGTCGTGCCCTTTCGCTGGCAAATCAGGCCCAACAGCAAATGTCCAAGGCCAAAACGCCTCAAGACATGGAGGTGGCGCAAAGCATCTACAAGCGGGCGGAGGCGTTCGCCCAGGAATCCATGCAAGCTGCCAAGCGGACGAACGACACGCTTGCTCAAGAGGACGCCGAGCGGGCAATTGAAGCCGTGATGCAAAGCGAACTGACGGCCCAGGAGCGGCTGCGGTCCTCCAAGCAACAGCAAGCCCGCCAGGCCGCGCAGGCTGCGGCCGACGAAGAGCAGCGTGTCACCCGGATGCGGGAACTTGCCAAGGGCGTGGCCAAGGAGATGGACCTTTTCGACAAGAAGGGACAACCCTTGGCGGGGGCGGACCGCGAGAAGGCCATCGCCAAGACGAAGGCGGACTTGCAGGAATTCCAAAACCTGATGTTCGCCGGCAAGAAGTGGGAGGTCTCCGACTGGCTCAACTTCGACTCCATGAAGCGCAAGATGCAGGAAACGATGGAAGGGACAGCCACGAAGGCCGAAATCCATGACCTGTTCGTCGCGGACCAGTCGCTCGCCCAATTGAACCAGCGGATTACGACTGGCATGGGCAAGATCAAGCTGGATGTCTTTGTGGACGACCCGCGGAAGCTGATCGGCAAGCCGATTGAGGAACAGTTCCAGATCGCCGAGCACGCTCCCCAGGCCCAGCGGCAGACCGCAAACGACCTTAAGCAAGCCTACGACCAGCAGCGCGACGCCTTGGAGCAGATTAACCGGCTTCAGCGATCGATCGGCGGCAACCTCGCGGTGCAGAAGGATGGCGCGGTCGGCGTGTGGCAGGCCACCAAGATCGGCGCGAACATGCTCACCGGTCTTTTGGGGACGACCGGCGGGGCTGATCTGGATGCCGCGACCAAGAAATTCCACGAGATCAATGAGACGATTTCGCAGATGCGGTCGCACCCCATGCAGATCGACGCCAAGGGCATGGATGAGTTGATGGCCAAGGTGGCGAACTTGAAACAGAACATGCCCTGGTCGCTGAACCTGAACATGGGTTCCACGGAAGAGAACCTCGCGCACCTGAAAGAGATGTTCGACTATGCGGAGCGGATCAGGGGCATCCGCTCACAGTCCCCCGATTTGCAGAAAGGAATCCAAGGCGCGAACCAGGAATTGAATCGCCTGGACAAGGCGATCCCCGGCTCCGGCAAACAGGTCCAGGATGTGACCGACAAGTTCTCGCAGACGACGACCGCGATTGGCGCGGGCAACAGTGCGATGGAGTCGTTCCTGGCAACGATTCAAGCGGCGACCAGCGCCATGAACAATCTGGCCGCAGCGGCGGCTGACGTGCAGCCGCCGACCGCAAAAGGGGAATTGACGGCCGCTC